GTGAACCTTCTTTAGAATGGAGCGCCTGGGTCGGAGTTGCACCGCCGCTCTCTGACTGGTCGCCAGAGTTAGCCTCTGTCAAGCGCTTTGGCTTACCTTTATACATTCCAGCGCCCATTTCGTCAATTTTACTGAACGGCAAGATCGGAACCGTAAGGCGCTGGCGTGCTGCTGGGTTGAGAAAGTAGATGTATCGGAGTTGGTAACCCTCAAGCTCAACCGCCCCAAGCGGCTTTGATGCCTTCCCGTTGTTTTTTCTTATTGCAACGCCTTTTGTTTGAGCCATTCTAGTTGTTATTTCGCCATTCGGCATCTTCCATATCCCAGTGTTATGTTTCACGTCCGTAAGAATGAAACCACTCGCCCTGTATATCGTGCCATCGCCACACTGGCACCCATCCGCAAAAGATACAACCCACTCTATATGAGGGTAGTGTTTTCTAATCAACCTGAATGCGATAGATAGCGCCCTGCTTTCACTATTCCGAGGAAGGCGCTCGGAAAATGCCATTCGGTTGAGCTCAATAAATCCATTCCATCCGGTACCTTCAACCAATCCAATAATGACCTTCTTGACCATTGACGGCCCAAACTGCATAGCACCCTCCAGTCTGCCATTCAGGTACACCCCGAAATGCAGCTGACTGTTAGGCACAACCTTTTGGCTGTAATGCACCCGCTTTACTAGGGCATTGGCCGCCTGTGCGCTTATCGGCTTTATAACGATATCTTTTGCGCTAGACATTTCGCGCATCCAGCCATTGCTGGCAAATCAGCGCCAGGGCGTTGCCGTTGGTGTTTTCGTTTAGCCCGGTGTCGGAAAGCGGGTTAGTTCTCGCGAGGGTAATAGCATCGTCCACAATCGCGGCCTGCTCATCATGCAGGGTGAAGGTCTTTTGCTGAAATGGCTCCTTGTCACCATCTGGCAAGTCAGGCATACCGACTGACTCGCCCTCGTCAAAGTCTAGCGCCCCGATCTCATCCAGAGTAAACCCCGTCAACTCCAGATCAAACCCAAGTTCCTCCAACTCGGCAAACTCGACTCGCAGCATCTCATCATCCCAGCCTGCGTCGAGCGCCAGCCGGTTATCCGCGATTACATAGGCTCGGCGCTGCGCGTCTGTTAGATGGCTCGCCTCAATTACCGGCACGGTCTCTATGCCTAGCTTTTGCGCCGCCATAATCCGCCCATGGCCAGCTATGATCCCGCTGCTGCCGTCAACGATTACCGGATTCAGAAACCCAAACTCTCGGATGCTTGCGGCTATTTTCGATACCTGAGCCTCGCTATGCGTGCGGCTGTTTCTAGCATAGGGGATCAGGTCAGCCACGGCGACGGTTTTATACGCGGGAAGTTTGTCTTCCATCACTCGCCCGCCTTATCTAGTTTAGGGTCACTCACTTGTCAGCCCCTGGCTTTCAAGATGCAGGCCCAGCCTGCGGTAATTCGATGATACCACGGCTGATGCCATGGGCAAAACAATAAAAACCCCGGTGGTACGGGTGAACCTATCGCGGATTCAACAGGACGCGACGGGGGAGAAATGTTGACCGGCTTTATCCATCTACACTCGGGCCTTGGATGGACTACGCCGACATAACACTATTTTAAATGCTATCTCGGCGTAGGTGGCCCGGCTTGTCCAATTCACAGCCGGTCTAATTGGCATACGCTACGCTTTCGCGTTTCGTCCCTTCGGACTCATCAGGCGTATAGTTTGTGGTGGCCGGTGCTGATCTCCGGCTTTATCGGGTTCTTCACTTAACCGATGGTGGTCCAGACCTTATCGCAACAGCCTACGCATTCACCACACGGCTGGGTTCTGACTTGCCCGTCCGGACGCTTATAGGCGCATAAGCAGAGGACAGAACCCATGCGTGTGATGGCCGGTCTTTCCCGGCTGTCATGTTGTAAGGATAGCTTACAGGTTGTCAGTGTCAAGGTGGCGACACCATGTCGCGCTTCCATGTAGTGAACTCTAGTGCGTCGTTTCCGTGGCGTCAATGCCGTTCGTCGGAATCAGATTCCGCCTGCAATGAACCGGCACCAGCACAAAACAAATTCGCCGCACTCATCCCGGCATACTGCCTCGTCTCCCTGCCTATCCACGCAATCCGCAGGGCTTCCTGCACTCCCGCCCGGTAGCCCTTCCAGACTATCCCAGAAACCAACCTGGATTCCGGCAGCTTGGCTATCTCGGCTTTCCACTCGCTGACCGGATGGCTTGTCCATATGCGCTGTGCCTCTTGCCATGTGGTCATCCCCGCTCCTTGGCTAATCGTCTGGCTTCCGCTCTGTAGTGATCTGTCAGTTCATTGACCTCGTCAATGGTGTACTTCTTTGCCTCGTGCTGGCCTTCCAGCCATTCCAGACGGTCTAGGCCGATCTTGGCAATCAGCCCTTTCCGGTACTCGACTATGTTCCCGCTCAAGTGGTTGTTACATGGCGCGCACTGCTTGTGGCAGTTGTCCGGTTCGAATCGCAATTCAGGATGCGCCCCTACTGTCAGGTAGTGGCCGGCTTGATACTGCCCGGAATGATGCCGCTGACAGGATATGCAGGGCAGTCCGTGATCCCTCTCCCTGACCCATGCGTTGAAGGCTTGCTGGCACTCTTTCAGGTAGTCGGCGCGGGTCTTTAGCTTTTCCTTGGCGGCCTTTGTCTCGGCCCGTTTAGCCTTCCTCGCTTGGCTTGCCTGCTTCTCCCTTGCCAACGAGACAGCGCAGCCAACCCCGCAAACCGCCTGCAACGGACGGACTGGCGTGAATGAGTCCCCGCATACCTTGCAAGCCTTACTCTTGCTCATACGCCCGCCACTTAACGCCATTCTCAACCCCGAAGGCATAGGCGTATTCGATAAGGCTGGCCATCCTGCGAACCCCCATCTTGGCAGTGGATTCCCGAAGGTTCAGGAACTCGCCTTCCAAACCAGGTACGCAATCGGCTGGTTGTTTGGTAGCGACGGCATGACCAGAGACTAGCAACAACTTCCACTGGTCAGCCGTTCGCTTTTTCCCTGCCCATTCGCACTGCCCCGCAATGTCTCGGCACATGGCGTGAAACTTGCGTGACTGCTCCTCATGTCGCTTCTCGTTGTCTATCGTAATCACCACGATGCCGCCAGCCATTAGCTGACTGACGACATGTGAGGCGTAGGATAGCCGCTGTGATAGCTCAGAGGGGCTGCGAATGTAGAGCTTCATCAGAACGGGATGCTGGAACCGTCAAAGTCATCCGCAGGCGCTGGTGCCGCTGGCTTGCTGGCCGGCTCCACCCGTTCGCCCTTGGCCCCGAGCAGTTGCATTGTCTGCCCCTTGATCTCCGTGATGTACTTATCAGCGCCCGTCGCCTTGTCCTGAAACTTGCGATAGTGCAGAGAGCCTTCAATGTACAGCGGGGATCCTTTCTTTCCGTACTGGCCTACGATCTCGGCCAGTTTGTCGTAAAACACTACCCGGTGGAACTCGGCCTGCTCCTTCCGCTCGCCGGTCTGCTTGTCCTTCCAGCTTTCGGACGTGGCTAGGCTGATATTACAGACAGCCTTCCCGCTGGCAAGATAGGACACTTCGGGGTCGCGGGTAAGGTTGCCCACAATGATTGCTTTGTTGACTGATGGCATTTTATGCTCCGTGAATGTCTTTGATTCGCTGAATCGTTTCGGTGATGTAAAGCTGTGCGGCTCTCGCCTTTTCCAACATGCGGGCTTCCTTGTCGGCGTCCCTATGGAAGCTGACGACGGTTACCCTAAGATGCGGGTCGATCTCGGATACCTTGTGGATTCCGTATTGCTCATACCCGATCAGGTCGTCAGGGGTGTCGATCATGCAATACGCAATGTCCCAGCGCGGCAGGTCAAACAGACACATGTACCCTCTGGCCTGCCATTCGTAGTCAGGCATGTCATCCGGCAGAGCGGGAAACGTGCACAGGCTCCAAGCGGTCTTAATGTCTACCCCGAAGTCCTTCCCTATCAGGTCAGGCTCTCCGGTGATGCAGTCATTTGACCGGCGCTCCGTGTTCTTGGTCAGGCTTTCAAAAAGCACGCTGTTGTACAGGTCAATGCTGTCCTGTTCGCAACGTGTGCCCTTCTCCATGGCCTTGCTGCTTATTTCCTCTCGGTATCCGTACACGACTTCCTTGGCCAGTCCGGTGAGGTACGTCTTTGCGCCTTTAGACAAAAGCCCTTCGGCCTTCGTCTTTGGCTCCGTCATTATCTTGGCGAGTGATGAGCAGCGGATCAGCATGATGCCACCACAGCCTGAAGCTGCTTACGCTGATCTTCAGTCAGTGCCCAGTCATTAGCCAGACGTTCCCATTCGTAATCGCCTGACTTAACCTTCTCGAGTGCAGCCGTGAAGCGCTCAGGGGTGAGTGGCTGTTTCTTGATAGCTACGGCAGTCTGCTTTGCTGGCCCCTTACCAACGGCGCTGTTGGCGTCGTCATCCTCTTGTGCAATGCCAGCCACAGCGGCCAGAGAGTAGCGGCGACAATAGGTAATGGCTGAGCCTACGCCTTGCGCGTCCTGCTTGCTGACCGGCGCGGATACGGTGCTGGAAATCCATTCGCCGGACGAGTGCATGACGACAGTCTCAACTGACACAATGCCATCAGCAAACGAAGGGCATTGCATGACAGACAGGCCATGCTCCGCAAACACGGGACGTACTGTGTTGATTACTTCCGCCAGGTCGGCGTACTTTGACTTGAAATGAGGGTTAGTGCTGGACTTGCTGGCGTTCTCAAGCTGGCCTTGCGCCTTTGCAAGTGCGGTGGCCAGTTCTTTGATGCTTTCAGATTTCTGCATGGCGACTCTCCGGTAAGTGGAGCCGCAATCATGGCATCACGCCGCCACGGAATCAATGCATTCTGTCGGAAATACGCGCTTGCCATAGGCTGAAATTCTGCTATTCTGGACGGGCTGGCAACAGCAACAATCAGGCGAAAGCCGTCCGGGTGAGACCGGATTAACCGCGAATCAAGGCCGATTTAAAAGGCTGTCTGCCTCTCCAATCTACGCGGGTTGGGTCAAAGGGGGTCTCACCAGACAGCTTTTTAAATCGGCTTTTTTTCGCCCGTAAACTGAGGTGGAAAGTGACTCTTGATGAGATGATAAAATCAGTTGTTGATGAGGCTATGAATTCAGAGTCTGAATTTAGGTCATGCCGCGGTCGCGTAGGAGAAAGAGAATATCTAAGGCTTTGGAAGGCAAAAAAAAGGGCATCAATTGCTGATGGATTCCCGGTAAAGGTGCCTTTATCCAGAAAAGAGGCTGACTCTTATTTGGCGCAGGAGGAGAATGTATGCCTGCTTTGCGGGTGGACTGGCGTTCTTCTCGGGAGCCATGTTGTTGGTCGCCACAAGATCAAAACAACCGATTATTTGCAAGCATACAATCTCCCTCTGACTGCTGGCCTTGTGTGTCCTAGTCTTAAGGAAAAGATGATGAATCTAGCCAAGGAAAATACGGCATTGATTGAGGCTAGAGAGGCTGGCCGTGGCGAGGCACTAAGGCTGGCCGTGGTCGCGCACAAGAAGGCCTTTGCCGCAAGGAAAGGGCAGAAAACATATCACACACAGTCCTCGTCTGAAAATATTCAGGCGGCGCAATCCCTTTGTAGAGAGGGGGCATATAATGGGACGGTGCCAGAGCCAAAATATACGCAAAGGGATTACTTGGCAGTTTTGTCTCTTATGATCTCCAACGACATGACAGTTACAGAGGTTTTGTCTAATTTTGAGACGCCGAAGAGAACCGCTTTTTATGAGTGGACTAGGGCTTGCAAAGCTAACAATGACGCTTACGAGCGTGCTCTTAATTCAATTTCCTTTAAGGCTCAAGCTAGGTGCCAGTCTCTTGGCCAAAGGTTTGTCGACACAATAACAATTTTACTTGAGTCTGGGATGACGCTTGCTCAAGCTAGCGAGCAACTTGGTGTATCAGAAATGTCGTCATGGCACAAGCTGAACGGCGGACGAAAGGAGCTGGCCAAGTGAACTACTACAAACACCACATAGGCGATTTCGACCGCGCAACGCGACACCTAACAAGGGTTGAGCGAAGCGTGTACAGGGACTTGATCGAGGTCTATTACGACACCGAGAAGCCGCTTACGCTCGACATACGGTCGCTGTGCAGGCGGATCATCGCCCGTACAGACGAAGAGTCAACAGCCGTTGAACAGGTGTTGAACGAGTTTTTCACAGAAACGCCTCTCGGCTGGTATCACGACAGGTGCGAGAAGGAAATTGACGACTTCAAGGAATCGGCAAGCCAGAAATCAGCAGCCGGGAAGGCATCAGCAGCCAAAAGGGAGCTAAAACGTCAGCAAGCGTTGAACGGTAATTCAACGAGCGTTGAACAAACGTTTAACGAGACTCCAACTAACCATAAACCATTAACCACTAACCATGAACCAGTAACCAGTAACCAAGATAAACCTAAGCCGGCCAAGCCGTCTGCCGGCCTGTCGGCCTCTGATCTGGTCAACCTTGGGGTTGATGAGCAGGTAGCCAAAGACTTTCTAGAAGTGCGGAAGGCAAAGAGGGCTCCACTGACAACAACTTCTGCTAAAAAGAAAAAACCACTGTCATCCCTGCCTGAAAACTTTGATGTTTCTGATGCAGTAAGGCAATGGGCAAAAACCAATGGATTTTCTGATAAACGAGTAGCTGATAACTTTGCCAACTTCGTTCTGACTGCCCAAGCAAAAGGCTACACCTATGCTGACTGGGATAGAGCACTAATGAAGGCCATCCGGGATAACTGGACAAAGACAACGGATGTTCATCCCGTACAACAACAAACCGGCTACAAGGAGTATCGCCCGAAATGAATACCAACATGTTCAGCCTTGAGGCAGAGCAGTCTGTATTGGGCGGCCTGATGTACGATGAGAAGTCCTGGGACATTATCGGGCATACGTTAAAAGCCGACGACTTTTGGCGACCAGATCACCGCGCTATCTACTCGGCTTGTGAGTGGCTGGCCAGCGCAGGCCGTGGCATTGACGCTGTTACAATTTCCGAGCTGCTTAGGGAGCGCGGATTGTTGGATAAGGTTGGCGGCACTGTGTACCTTGGCGACCTGCTGAAAAGCTGCCCAGGCACTTACAACCTGCCAAGCCATGCCAAGATTATCAGCGAGCGGGCCATATTTCGTAAGGTTCACGCAGCCTATGACGCTGCAAGGGCTGACCTTGAGGACTCCAGCCAGCCGATAGCACAGCGGGCCTATAACGCTGTAAACCGCATCACTGACGCCATTGATGCCGCTGACACCGACTCGGCCATTCCGCTCATCAGGGACTCGGCAAAGGACTGGATTGATTACCTTGAAAGAACCTTTGAAAATGGGTCGGGAATGGTCGGGATGCCGACCGGGTTTGCGGACATTGACAAGACGTTGAAGGGATTGTGTCCGGGTGAGCTAATCGTCATAGGTGCACGTCCATCAATGGGCAAGTCTGCCTTTGCCTTGAATATCTGCGCGAACGTGGCAAACGCTGGTCATGGGGTATTCGTCACTTCGCTGGAAATGCCAAAGACAGCCGTCCTGAATCGTCTGGCGGCCTATACGCAGAAGATCAGCTATGAGTCCGTCCGCATGGCCAAGATGGACGAGATCGGGCCGCATATCGCCGCGTTCGGGTCTAGGATGCAATCATGGAACATGGCGGTAGACGACCGGCCATCCATGGACTTGAACAAATTGGAAGCCAGCCTCCGCCACCACAAGCGCAAGTACGGGCTGAGTCTGGCCATGATTGACTATCTCGGGCTGATGAACATGCCGGACGGGCAGAACAGGGCGCAGGCCGTGGCCGACCTGACCCGAGGTCTGAAAGTGCTGGCGGGGTCGCTGGATATTCCAATCATCCTCTTGGCGCAGTTGAACCGTGATCTTGAGAAGCGGCAGGACAAGCGGCCTACCATGGCTGACCTTCGCGACTCCGGGGCTATTGAACAGGACGCTCATACAATCCTGTTCCTGTATCGGGATTCGGTCTATAACCCGCAGACCAAGTACCCGGAATACACTGAGTGCATCATTGGCAAGGCTCGCGACTCCGAGCGAGGATTGGTCATTCCCCTTGCTACTCGTCTGGACATGATGAGTTTTGGCAACGTCGCATGGGACTACATGCCGGAGGACTGGAGAGGATGAACAGACACAACGCGAAGCCAACAAAGCTGACCATCCACTACCACCGCGCCATGTCGCGAGCTTGGTACATGGCGCGAAACCCGAACAAGCAAACTGTCAAGACATGGGCCGAGCATATGCGCCGCCACCTTTCCGACGAATGACATAGACACCCCCAAGCCGGCTAGTTAATGTTGGCGTACTGGAAACGGGGAGAACGGAAATGAACATAAGCGAGAAGATTGAGCATATCAATAAAGGGCTTGATGCGCTGTCTCTTGATGTGGAAAGGACGCGCTTTGATGCGTGCAAATTCATAACGCTGGCCGACTGGGAGTACCTTCAGGCCGAGTCGAGCAAGTACCCGATGACGCTAGATGACTGCCGTTGCGGCTGTTACGGCGACTACACCGAACACACCATGCGCGCAGGCGAGTCTGGCCGGTGCGCTTCGATTATTGTTGAGGGTTGAGCGATGAACATTGAAGAACTGGCGAAGAAGTACGTAGCCATACACGGCTTTATTGATGGGCTGACATCTGCTGACGACATGCGCGCCGCCCTCACCGAGCAAGCCGAGGCGCACGCGCTGGAACTGCGGGCCTACGAGGCGACGGTGCAGAATCTGGAGCAGCGCATCGATGAATTGACTGGCGTTCGCCTGACGGTTGGTGATGGCCTTGAGGTATACGGAACAGGCGAAGCAATCCGCCGTGCGCAAGCGTACATCTTGATGGATAGCAGTCATCCGAGCGAAGCAAAGGGTACAGCACGGCACTTTGCTAGTGCTTTGCAGGTTGCCGAGGCTCGCATCCGGGAGCTTGAGGCGCAGAGGGTGCCGGATGAACTGCGGGCAAACCTCATTGTAGGCTGCGATGAGATAACAAGTCTGTGCCGCCACCTGCGCCACGGGGGATGCGATAGCTCAGACCTTAGCGGGCTAGAGGAAGGCTTGTCTCATGCGATTGACGTGGCATCTGAAATGATTTCCATGCTCGCCGCCGCGACGAAGAAGGAGGGTGAGTAAATGAAAAGCAAAGAAGAAAAGGCATTTGAGAGCGCACTACTTGAGTTCCTAGGCTATGACTGCGACCGTGCGCTTACTGTGCTGACGGGACACTTCGTGGCGGTAACTCTTGAAATGGTACGCCGTCGAGTTGGAGAAGTTGAAGCCGAAAACGACGTGAGAATTGACGGTGGCCGCCGAGCTATCACCATCCATGCGGAGAACACCAGCCATGACTGACAACACGATGCGCGAAGGAAAGCTGTGGGCATTCCTGCACGACAGCATCCACGAAGCCTACAAGAAGCTCCGCACAACAGGCACAAGCAACGAGTATCACGCACTGCTTGATTCTATTGCGGCTGAGATTGCGGAAGATGTAGATGCTCGCTTTCTGCAAGCCGCACAGTCCGTGCCTGTTGGCTTGAAGGTTTCTGTGGACGTAGGCACTGGAGAGCATG